TGAAGTAAATGATGAAACAGCGCTTATCGTTGCTTCACCACGATCAATTTGTCTTGCTGTTGCTGTGAAAGAACTCGTTTCTGCCATTGTTGCAGAACTGATTAGAACGCGAGTTCCAACACTGCTGAAAGCGCTTGTCTCAGCGAGCGTAGCGCTTCCTAGTAATATTTTGTGCGCGACTGATGTGAATGCACTTTGCTCAGCTAAAGTCGCTGAAACTGCAAATGTTAAACCAGCTGATGCACTGAACGAGCTTGACGCAGATATTGTTGCTTCACCAAACTCGAAAACGGGCTGACCATAAAATGATCGCCCGTAATTTCCGTATCCATAGCCTACACTAGCCATAGATAGACTCTATGAGAGAGTAATATCTAAATCACCTGCATCGAAGCGGAAGACATCCCCACTGCTTACCGTTTTGGCAGTTGTTAGTGCTGACCATGCGAGCATATTTCCTGATGAGCTGGCATCGAACACGCCAACCCAACCAACTGATCCCCAAGAGCCTGTTGCTGTTGCAAATTCTGCGGCGCTTGAATTAGTGGCTGTAGTCGGGTTAGTTCCACTGACACTGAAAGCGCAAGATATCCTAGCGTATGATCCACCTGAAACTTCTGTGCCAGAGCCAGAACTGTCATCTGGTGCCGCAGTAAAAAGTCCTAAATAAACCGTTCCCGGAGTGGTAAACGCTGTATTGGCAAACGTGTGCTTGAGCAACTTGTCCTCTAAATAATCACTAAAAGCCATTTTTTATTCCTCTAATTATTTCCCCAATACGCTATTTCTTTTTTGTGCTTGCCATAAGTTCTGCGTCTTGGGATTAAAGAACCTTGAGCAAATGCTGATCGCTCTTGTTCCATTCTGAGTTCTTCAATAGATTTCTCAAACGCAGTGTGAAACATAGAGACGCGATCATCGTCCATTAAATAAATGCTCGCTGTTTTCAGCGCGCCGTATAAATACAAATCTGAGTGATTATTACTTACAAAGTTTGTTGTATTTGAATCACTGAGGGAATCGATCTTTCCGTAATATGAAAGCTGTAAATCGTAGCTAACATCAGGAGTAGGGCATAACTCAAGCGAAGAATCTAAAATTGCGTAATAAACAGGTTTTCCTGTGCGATTGTTGACGCTCTTTCTATAAGTGTCGAGTGTCTCAATAGAGACTTGAAACAATGGTTTAAAATCGCCTGACGTGATCTCGACATTGATCGCTTCAAGCCAATCAGTCGGAAGCGTCAAATACTGTGAGTCAGCAGTTGCAGTCGCACGTTTGATCATGTCTTTTGTTCTTATGCGTCTGTTCAGCTCAGTTTCAACTTGATCGATGAACGTGTCCATCATTGAAGTGAGATCTGAACGATTTAAATAATTTGCTATTGTTGTTTTTAATGTCGAATAGTCCACTAGACTTTACCTTCCCATGTTCTGAACGCTTTATTGTCAGGATTGTTGAGCCACTTTTTCCATGCTTTTTCGTCATTTGCCCAACCTTCTCTGAGTGCTTTTTGATAAATAATCATTGGCACTTCAGCAACGTGTCGCATGTCCATTCCCGGCTTTAGCGTTGTATCTTTGATGTGTTTGACATGCTCAATAACAGGAGCGACATTCTGTTTCGTGTAATAACCGATTTTTTCGTCACTGCCAATCGACTCAGTAAAAAATTCTGATTTCAGATCTTTTTTTTGTGTGATTACTGTTTTCTTTGTAGCCATGTCTTTTTAGAAAATGTGGAGCCAATCAGCGTTGACTGACTCCACAATAATCATTATGAAGTGCTTAAATCAGCAACAATTCCATGTGCCGCTTCATTAGACATTTCAAGACCGAACTCCGCTAAAATCATCTTGGTTTCGGCATCGCCTATAGTTGAAATATCAACTGTTTGGAAATTCCTCAAATAAGATACTTTTGCGAAATCAGGATCAACTAAAAGCAAAGATCTTTCTCTACTGAAGTTCGAAGGGACGATTTTAAGATCCCCGAAGTCCGAACTGTAAATTGAGACACTCGCCTCAACCGTAGTTGCATCGATCATTTGTCTTGCAGAAGATCGACCAGTGAATCCTGAGATCACTTGCTTGTTATGCGGTCCGCAGATTGCCATTGTTGGCTGTCCACCATTAGTAAAGCAACTCTGAAGAACTGTTTTGACTAATGCTTCAGTCAGCGCTCTTTGGGTGCCATCCGTTGGAGCCGCACCTGCGCCTGCACCAGAACCTCCAGTTCCGCGTGAGACGTTAGATGTGATCCAACTTTCAAATCCGCCAGTGACCCTTGCGGTGGTTGCATCCCCAGTGGTCTTGGCGCCCTTTTGACATAGAGCTGTTTCCATGTCCCGCTTAAGAGCCTTACTTGCGATAGCCATCTGGTGCGACATCTCGGATTTTTTCCCCGCAGCCTGAGAGGCATCCTGTGAACCCGTCACTGTTGCATCTCTGCTTTGGATCATCGCTACATTAGAGAGTCTTGTTGTAGCTGTAGCCGCTGATCTTGAAAGCTCAAATCCTTCAAGCTGTCCACTTCCAGAAGCCGTTGGCAAGACCTCCGTTTGCCAATCAAATACCACATTGTGGATAGACTTCTTTCCAATTGAACTGATAAAGGGAGTTTCAGTTGGGCTAATATTGTAAATTACATTTGATAGATCTTCTCTATCGGCAGTAGCCGTATAAGTATCAACATCATTATTATCGTCAAACTGTTTATGTATGACTTCTTATAGTTTCTTATAAGATTGGACTATATCATCAACTCTAAGAGTTGCTCCGCGCTCTTGGGTTTTTACCATCCTCGTCTTATTCGTTAGGACTCCATAACCTAGTCTCTGGACCTTACAAACATTTCTGCTTGTCTTGGCTGCTGATTACCCTCGTCTTATTCGTTAGGGCTTCCCAGCAATTCACGGAGTTTTAAATGCGCATGATACCAGTTTACGCATTGGTTACCTTTGCCATGATATTACTCCTTTCTAGTTTCCTAGAAGATAAAAAGTTAATTTAATTTAAAAAGTTTTAACTAAGCATTTGTTCAAACACTTTTGCGGCGTCTTGAACTTTGCCTGTTTTTCTCAGTTTTTGACGAGACTTTTTCAAAGGAGTTGTTTTGTTCTTCTGTGTCACAGCACCCGGTCTAGCGACTCTAGCGGCGGCTTTCTTTTGTTTTGGATTTTTCTTGACTGCTTTTTGCGTTTTGCTTTGAAGCCAGCTATTTCTTAATCCCAACAACAATCGATAGTCATAGACTTGCTCGATCTCTTCTGCCGTGAAACCTAGATCATTGATTGCGTGATCTCTAATCGCCATTTTTTCATTTGTGGCTTTTTGAGAATCTTTCCAGCTGGGAATTTGATCGAGCAATTTTGACTCACCATACTGCATATACTTTTGTATTTGCTCTGCTTGCTTCGCTTGAGCTTCTTGTTGAACTCTCGCTTGTTCAGCTTGTACTGCTTCTAATTGCTTTTTCTTTTCTTCCCAAACGTCTTTTTCGCGTACATACGAAATAGGATCATTATCATAAAGTTCTTGCCAATTCGGTTCTTGACCCAGAGAGTTTTCTAATGCACTTTGCATTTTCGGTAACAACTCTGAATAGACCTCATCTTTTTGTTGAATCTCAGCTTGCATGTTTTTTAACTGCCTCCTCTGGGCGGCAAGGTCCTGAGTTTTCTTCGTATAGTCCTTTTGTCGTGAGAATGAGCTTTGAAGTTCGTCAAGGGTAACCATTTCTTCAACGCCATTAACTTTTACAGCATAAAGTGTCGGTTCTTCAACTTCTTCAATCTCAACTTGTTCATCGTCAAGAGTGATTTCTGCTTCTTCGTTTTCATCATCTTCTGAATCAGACGCATGTTCTTCAACAAGTTCTTCTTCTTCAGTTATTTCTTCTTCAACAGTTTCATCTGCAACTTGTAATTCTTCTTCTGATGCTTCTGTTTGTTCCTCTTCTGGAGTCAGTAGCGCTTCAAATGAAGTTGTTGCTTTGTCTAAATCTGATTGTAAATCGAGTGGCTTTGCCATGTTCGTTTTTGTATGTCCTTACAAATTTAATAATTGTTCAATAATAGACGTTTGTTATTTGTAATTCAATCAAACAATTAAACTATTTTTCTAATTCGATTAAGATTCGCTTTTGTTATTTTGCCTTTTTCAATAATGATGCGTAGATGCTTCTCAACTTCAGGCAACAACTTTACGGCTATATGTAGTTTTTCGCGTAGATCTTCTTCTTCAGAATGACTGTTAATCCATAGATTAATGTATTCATCTTTTAATGCGTTCAACGCTTTTTGAAACGTCTCGCTTTCAAGAATCATCTCGCTTTCATTCGATTGTAAAATTTCCTCTTGTGTTGCCATTTGTTTATCCTATTTTGCTTAATAAATTTGCTATTGCTTCTGCACTCAAAGGCTCATAATTTGTCAATCTGCGTTGCAAACTATTCACTGAGTTGTCTACGCTTGGCACTGTAGAAAATCGATCATAAACAATCGGTGGATTATTCATGTAAGACTGAACAGGCGGGGCACTATATACAAACGGACTGTATGCGTCATCGTAAATTGTATAGCCTTCTGGATTCAATGCAGAATAAGATTTACTCGGTGTTATGTAGTCTCTGTATTCCCAAACAGGTGGCTGAATATTGAAAGGCGTATATGCAACAGGCACATATTCGTCATAAGTATCGTCAACAACAACATTTACATCAACATCGCCTGAGCCATCACCGTAACCATCTCCCAAGTTATCGCTTGATCCGTCGCCTGTGTTATTGCCAGTATTAGCATCAGTGCCAGTATCAGTATTAGTGCCAGTATCAGTGCCATCACCAGTATCAGTTGTTGTTGTCACATTTGGAGAAGATGTGCTAGTTACATTAGGAGTAACGCTTGCTGTAACAGTCGAAGTTATTGTTGGAGTAAACGTAGACGTAATCGTAGGAGTAAACGTAGACGTAATCGTAGGAGATGCTGTAACTGTAGGAATCACTGTGACTGTCGCAGTAGGAACAAAAGTTGTTATAGGCGGTGATGTCATTACTACTGTCGTTTGAGGAATTGTAGGTACTGGTGTAGTAATGGGTGGTGATGTCATCACAGTTGTAACAATAGGAGTTGTAGGAACTGGTGTAGTAGGCACTATTGTAGTAGTAGGTACTATTGTTGTAGTAGGAACTGGTGTAGTAGTGGGTACTATTGTTGTAGTAGGCACTATTGTAGTAGGTACTGGTGTAGTAGGTACTGGTGTAGTAATGGGTGGTGATGTCATCACAGTTGTAACAACAGGTGTAGTTGTAATAACAGGAGTTGTAGTAACAACAGGTGTAGTTGTAACAACAGGTGTAGTTGTAACAATAGGAGTTGTAGTAACAACAGGTGTTGTAGTAACAACTTGATTTCTTAACTCAAACCACCAAGGTGTTTCACCAGTGCCATCTGAATATGTTTCGTCTAGTTGTTTCCATTCGTAATTGCCATCTGACTCAGATAATATTTGTGCTTTGCCATCAATGATCATGATGTCACCGACTGAGTAACCTTCTTCTAGTCTTTGTTCTGTAACTTCGCTCATTGAAGGATTAGTTATATCTTCAATTGTGATACCAGTTGCGTTCATGTGTCCTTGCAACTCGCCATACAAAGAATCTTTTATAAATGGATTCTGCTCGCTTTCCCATGCTTCATAAATTTGTCTAGCAATAACCATTTCTGGAGAATCAGCTTCTTGAACTGTCTCGTTATAAATTCCTGTTAAGTTGTCTCCGACTCCTAGTTCTTCTCTGATCGCATCGACATCTGCGTTTTCGTCTAGCACATTTGAAAAGCCATCAAGTACCCAGCCACTTTCTGTTTTTTTAAATACAGCGTTTTCGAGCGTATGACCTTTGTGTTTTATTGTTCCTGTTCTGACCCTTGCACCAGCTGGCACTTTTGTCGGATCAGACATGCCAGCACTTGATAATACTTCTCTGATTCTTTTGTTTGTACGTTGATTTGCGGCTTTATCTTTTGCTGAATCTTTTGTTGCTCTACCGACTTTACGAGCTGGCGTATTGACACCAGCAATGCCCGCACCCATTGGGTTTAGACCGCCCCATATTGATGGTTGTGATTGCCCAGTGCCTACAACAATTGTGCCAGACGTTGCTGAATCATCATTGATGCTTCCGCCGGGTGGGATATTGACTGTAACAGGTTCAGTCGCAAATGGTGGAGTCTGACCGGGAGCGGCTTGTATAAAGCTACCAGTTTCAGTTAGCCAACCATAAGTGCCTGTCGCGCTGTTATAAACCCATGTCATTTATTACTTCTGATTGGTTGCGTTCCCAACATTGACGGCAAGAAGATTTACAAATTTCATTGCTTTCTCTAGCCATTCATTGTCTTTGGGCGTAGGCGTTACAGCCGCAATAATTGATGCAATAGCGATGATTGCAGTGATAATATCGATGATGTGTTCCATGATTTATTCCTTTAGTTATTGATTGTTAATTTGTCTAGTTTTTCTTCAATTTTGTCGAAGCGTTTGAACATCTTGTCCATGTCGTTTCTGAGATCAGCTTTTGTCACATACGTTCTTGGAATCTCTTCTCTCGTTTTAGAAAGTAAAATATCGATGCGTTTGATCTCTTGCAGATTCGCTCTGATCCCATATATCAATGGCGCATAGACTAAACTGAGTACGACATTCCAAAAAATTAAGCTGTTCATTTCCATTTATTTCTTCCTATTCATGATGCCAACCGCACTGCGCACACCGAAGCTGGCTGCCACAATCACTGATAGCATGTATTGATACCAAGTCGGCATTTCTTGTAAGACAGCAAAGCCATCTTTTACATAAGGCACAGCAGATGGGATAAAACACATCACCAAAGGCAATGAGAATAAAACTGTCAACCATTCATCTTTCCAAGAGTTGCCCGCATTTTGTTGTGCAACAGTCTCCCAATCTTGGGCTGCTTTTGCTTTCGCTTCTGATTTAGCAATTCGACCTTGTAAAAAAGTATTGCCAAGTTGTCCTATCAATTTAATCGCTTGTATCATGTTCGTCCTTGTGTTTTTCCACTTGTTTTTCCAAATAATCCAAACGCATGTTTTGTTCAGCGTCATCGGGTAAACTGCCAAGCTCACCTCTGGGCCACTTAATACGAAACTCAGAGTTTTGTTCAACCGACATGTTTAATAAATCGATGTTTCGCTCAACAATTGATATGCGTTCAGTGATGCTAAAGTATGTCGTTACAGCGACACCGACAAGCATAATCAAGCCGATCAGATTCCTCAGCGGAATCGTAATTTCGCTGTTATCAGATACTTCAAATCGCTCACTCATTTTTTAATTATTTCTTTTTCTTATAACCGCTTGCATAAATCGCTTTCGCTTGTCGCTTTGCTTTCGCTTTCGTTTTGTAAGTCTTGCCCGACTTACCCCACTTGTAACCGCCTTTTACTTTTTTAATTGG